TTCCGTTTCTGTCGGTTCTCCCCACTCATCTATTGTGATAGTCTTGATAATTACCGTATCTACCATATATGTATTAAACAATTTAAACTCCTTCTAAAATTAAATCTTCAAATCTGCTGAACGAATCCACTTTGGTTAATGGTGAATTGCTTAATTTAACCAAATTATCGTAATAGCCACGTTCCTTTATGCTTTCTTCTGTTATAGGTAATAATACACATCGACAATTAGGATGAAAAGGGGGTTTTTCTTTTAACATAGGGAAATCGGGATGATTACCACTAATAGAATATATTCTTCCTGAAAACTGTTGACAATATGAACATATTTCAAGATGTGCGTCTAATTGAACCAAATCCATCCGGTAATATAAAGCAGTATTAATCGTGCCTTGTGTTGTAGCTTCTCTTGTCCGGGTCCGCGCCAATAATTCAGAATAAGAACTTGGCCTATAATTCCGGCCATTTATAGTAATAAATTGCTCATTTTTCATTTTCTTTCCAAGTTCATTAAGTATCCGGTCTGATACCGCATTTCTCGTTTCTCCCTCAATTACCCCTTCTGCTATCGCTTTCGATATAGCCTTATCTTCTAAAATCCTCTGTTGTGTCTTTCTTATAAATCGGTTAAAGTTATTTTTCATTGTCTGGTTAGCGGTAATTAAATCAATATTGATATCATCAACCAATATTCCGACTGCTGAGGTATGAATCTGTGCATCCTGTTTAATAAATCTTGTTACTCCCAAAGCTTTTAACCTTTCCGCGGCTAAATCAATCCCTCTTTCATATCCATAAGGAATAGCTGTTTTTGTCCATTTATAACATTGCCTATTTAAAGCCATTATCTCCTGATTGATTTCTTTTAGAATTGCCTCTGTCCTTGCTTTCTGAAAATCAGTCAAGTCAATTTTCTTAAGCCGTTGAGCTAAATTCTTCTGAGCCTTCAGATAGAGCTTTCTTAATTGCTCAATCTTCGCATTTAAGTAGAGTTCTTTCTCAATACCCCTTAATTCTCTAAAAGCCATAATATTATATCCTTATTCCTCTTAGAATAGTTGATTGTAGCCCATCCTGGCTTGCCTTTTTTAGCCTCAAAAGTGAATTGACCCTGTTTTTCCTCATTTACCCCCTATTTTTACCATTTCCCTGGCCATTACCTTTTCCATATCCGGGGCCACCAGAAGGACAAGGCTTAATATTTTGATTTCTTCTGCCACCGCCTGGCATTCCGATTCCTTTCCCTTGTCCATTTTGTGGTGGTTTTCTTATAATTGTCATTTTTTTACTCCTTTCTAAATGTTATAAAACATCTTCTTCTTCGTCTCTTTCAAGAGTAACTCCATAAAACCCATGTTTAGTTTTTATATCGCTTAACATCTTTTCTACTATTGGGGCAATGACAATTTCTCCCCCGGATTTATCTTTATATGTCTCTCCAACTACATTAGAAGATTTAACCCCTTGAGCCTGCAACCCTATTCTTCTATCGATATCCTTACCATGTATGAGCAAAAATAAGGCCTGCTCACATTGTGCATCTTTAACGATTTGCGTTGTTTCTTCTGGGAAACTAAATATCCCACAATTATTTAATTGATTATATGCGGTTATCAAAGATGCCTCTTTGTCTTGCTGAGTTAAATCATCATTCCAATAATCCGGCGCTCCATACCTTGAAATAAAATAACTATTTGCTTCCACTAATGTTACAAATGAATTTGTGTCGACTGTTATAGCCATAAGCTTATCTCCTTTTTAAAAGGTCTTGTATTTCTCCTCTTGCTTTTAAAAAATAATCTTTGTTAATTTCAAGAAGAATATTAGATTTTTTAAAATGATTATAAAATTTATCTTTTTTTAAACAAGCACAAAAAGTAACCATTCCATAAATATTAATATTTTTCTTTTCAATAAAAAGATGTTCAAACCCGGCATTTTTAAGCCAATGCAAGATACAGCTAATATTTGCACCATTCCAATTAGTCGGCCCGTTAAAAACATCATCTTCATAAAATACCGAAAGTGGAATATTTGCGCCATAATTAATAACATTTGTTCTTATTATCATTGTTGAATCACAAACCGTTCTCACTTTATCTATTGCTAAAAGCGGATGTCTTAAATGATAAATCAATCCATAAACAAAAATTAAATCAAAAATTCCTATTTCTTTTACATCCAAATCGTAAACACTTATTTTTTTCCGTTCCACTTTTGAATTAAGAATTTTTTTAATTTTGTAAAAGTTTTCCGAACGGTCTAAGGGTAAATATTTAGAGAAATCAGTCTTTTTATAACCCCAATCATAATTTTCGATATCATCAATATCTATAGCCAAAACCTCGGAGGCGTTTCTTTTTTCCGCCCAAAAAGACCAAAATCCATCATTTGCCGCTATATCAAGAATTCTATCTCCATGTAAATCAATAGCATCAAGATTTAATCTAACCGGCTCTTTGCGATAGTCTATATGGCCGTCAGTGCTACTGCCATCAGGGAAATCAATAATCATGTAAGTTTTCATCTTATTATCATTATCCAGTCTTTATCTCCATCTAAAGTTACACCTTCTTTAAAATCTATGGGTTTGTAATCTTTTGGATCAACCCAATATTTTAAATCAAGTTTCTTTTTTTCAGCAAATTCCCTGCATGCCTTTGCTTCATCAGGCGTAACAAAATCATGTCCACCTAAAAATCCGCCAATTTTTACTTTAGGATACCAAGCAATTAAGTCATCCATTACTGATTTATAAGAATGATCCCCATCTAAATAAACAAAATCAAAATATTTGTCAGGGAATAATGTTGCCGCAATAACTGAATATTGTAAAATAATTGTTGTTTTATTTATACACGGCCTTAATCTTCCCAGCATCACTAATAATGCTTCATCTAATTGCTTTTGATTATATGTATAATCAGGTTGATTGAATTGTTTATACGCCAAATAAGGATCAACCAAAAATAATTTTTCGGCTCCTAAACTTAACATTCTTAAAGCATTCCCCCCCTGAAATACTCCCACTTCCGCCATAATCAAATTTCCTTTGGTGTGAGCTTTAACAAATTCTTGAGACTTTCTTAATACGAGTGCCATACTAATACCCCCTTCTGTAATATTCGGTTGAATCCATTTCCAGCCTATCAACCAATTTTTTATCTTCCATTGGGATTGAATAATAATTACATAAAAAATAAATGTATCTATTTCTGATTTCCTGGTTTATTTCAAATTCAGATATTTTTCTATATAGATTTTTAGCATTCTCCTCTTTTCTTAATTGCAAAACTAATCTATCGTCATCGCAAAAATGATATCCTACCGTAGCAAATTTTTTATTTTTCATCAGCCCTTCAAATATAGTCGTTGAGCTAAAAGCGGTAAAATGAGTAAAAATATTGAATAAAGACTGTATATTTTCGTCTATCACAATCACATTTTTATAATTATAAACGAAATCCATACATTTTGATTTATGAGCCTTGATAGTTTTATATACCGGATGAGGTTTAAATAAAAATCTAATATCCAGATTATTCATTACAATTAGATTAATATAATCTTGAAAATTCCTTACATTTTCGTTTTTACTAAAAATTAAACTTTTATCGTCTATTTCCTGTCCTAAAATGATAATATATTTATCGGCATTATTTAGCCCATATTTACGATACATTTCCCTTTTGGTAATTATTTTAGGTTGTTTTACTTTTGTCCAAGTAGGGATATTAGGGCTTTTAAGCATTGGTGTTTTTTCAACAAATTCTTTTATTTCATTATAAGGCGAAAAATGAGCCCCGATTCTATCAAAAACACATTCTTGCCCCAGAAATGCTTCACAAAACAAATAATTAACATTCTGTCTTTTGCATATATCCTTCACTCTTTCCGGTGGATAATCAACGCTTATCACGGCCTTTATATCATAATCTTTAATATAATTTTCAATATCTTCTATATTCATTTCAAAAATAAGATTATATTTTGCATTCAGATACTCATTATTTTTAAAACCTTGATGATATATGCGGCCGACCTTATATATTAATAAATTCTCCTTTGTATAAGTGCCGGTCAAATCTACAAGTCCGGTATAATCAAAACGAGACTTAGTATCCTTTGATTTCAAATTTTCAAAAGCGGTTATTATTTTCCCTTCCGAAATGTCTTTTTTGCAGTCATGCCCGGGGTTCAAACAATTACAAAAAGGCTCCGGCAGGACATAAGCAAAATTAGACAAATCCATTCGCTTATCAAGAAACAATTCCGGGTGTTGACAACCCCCGAATATCGCAAAAGTCTTTGTTCCAATAGCCAAGGCCATAGGAAGCAAAAAACAATTTCCAGCAATAACCATATCAGCTAATTTTACAAGCCCGAAAATATCTCCCAAAGAAAGCTCTCCTTTATGAAACGCTTTATCTATATTCTGGGGTTCTTCGATAAAATATTCATTATTAGATGACATTTCCGCAAGAGATATAAAGTAATATTCATCTTTATATCTATCAACTAACATCTGTAAATACTCAGGCTTTGGTTCTCTGGCCGGGCATTTCCATTCCTTTCTATTAACCGGGAATCTGATAATACATATTTTCCTATTCCCAATATATAATTTGCTTAATATCTCCCTGGCTCTATCTATCCATTCCTCTTTAACTGGAAACGAAAAATCATAATCGGTTATTTTGAATAAACTTTCGAATTGGTCCGATATAGTTAATCCATATTTAAAGCCAAGCCAATAAGAAGGTTTTTTTAAAGTAGTGAAATTGTCCGGTAATTTAGACCATACAGTTTTCGATAATCTATCTGCTATTTTATTATGGCTATCGAAATTAGGATAAGGCGTCCGTATGAATTTAAGATTAGGTATATCCCAATATATCTGGGGAGTAAAAGTCATCAGATATAAAACATTATCTTTACATATTTCTTTTATAAATGGCCTCTGCCAAAAATTATCGCCAATGCCGGCATAGCCTTCCATGTATAACGGTTTTTTTTCTTCTTTGAAAACATCTTCAATATTTCCAAATTCAAAACATTTAAGTTCGCTTTTGGGGTTTAAATTAATAACCTTAAATCCTCTTTCTTTAATTAATCCGGCATTTCTTTCAAAATGCTTAAGATATAAATCATAGATATTCCCCGGGGCCTTTTCTGGATATCCCTCATGCCAATTAGCCCGGCCATTAATATTTTTCATATCAAACCCTAAAAGATATATCGGATTAGCCCCCAAGCATATCGCCAAATTTAAAGCGGCAAACCCAGAGTTATCACCCAACATAATCCCATTATTTAAATCAAAACTAATATAATCATTTTGATATTCGTTTACTTTCAAAACTCCGTCCGGATAGGGAAAATCAATATAATTAAATGCAACCTTGATTTTTTGACTTTTAAACTTCTCTTTTGTCCCTTCCCCAAAATGTCCTTGTTCTAACCACCCCCAAAATCTCGTATCCGAAAAAAAAGATATAGTTGGATTAAACTTCTCAAATGCACGATTTATACCAATAGTCAAATCGTCCTTTAATAAAGAATAATCAAATCTATTAAGAGAAAAACCGCCACCGATGATAAAACATCGTTGTCCTTTCCAAGAATTATTAGGCAATACTTCCCATAACATCTCTGGCTTTATGCCTATATGCTCTCTGGCTTTTCGCTCAGCTTTCCGTCTTTTTAAATCTGACATCAAAATTACTTCGCCCATTTCAACCCTTTTTAAGGTGAAGGGGTGAGGTAAGAAAAGCCTCACCCCCTTTTTCCATTGTTATCTTAGGCAGTTGCACATCTACGCAACTGATCGCTTTCACCAATCGCCCCACCATATCTCATCCACCCGGCAACAGTATCTGAATAAGCCAAGATGTCAAACTGTGAATATAGAGTTAAATCCATTCTGTAACCGCCTTTAAGTTTCTTTTTAGGCATAATTACATAATATACATTTGTAGTATCTAACATCAATGTATATACCGGTTTCACGTTGTAATAAGTCTGTTTGGTTGCCCCAACTACCGGCTGGTTTAACTTAGTTAAAGCGGCCTGAATCCTTCCTTTAAGCTGAATAGGCACTAAAACGATAAATTCACTATTAGCAGTTACACCCATTCCCTTATCTTTTAATGCCAGAAGAATCTCCTCACAAGCCTTATTTATCGTATTGGCATCTCTGGAAGCTGTATATTGCGCGTCAGTATTCGCCAAACCAGCAGGAGTAGGATTTTGCCATGCAAGATTATATCCAGCTCCTAAGGCCTCAATCAGGTCGTAAAAAGACTCTGCCCTGGAAGAATAGGCCTTATTTCTGAAAGCAATAGCATTATCCTCTAATGTCCAATACTGCCTATCATCCATTAATTCTCTATCCCAGCCCAAAGCACCGCCATATCTATCAAAAGTAACCGAAGTTACCGCACCTTCAAACTTAAATACTTTAGCTTTGTCGCCTGATTTCACTTTCGCAAAAGTCAAACCGCTTTCAACATCAAGAATTTTAAAGCCCGATTCATTGGTCCCGGTGAAATCCCTGATGTCAAAAATTTGTTCGTAGCCCAAATCATAATCAGGTATAGCATGGTATTTCTCTAAAATCTGCAAGACATTATCCGGAAAATCCCCTTTCATCGCAAACATCTGCATTGCGGCCTTGAATTTGGCATCTTCTGGAAGTCTAAAGAAGTGATTAATCGCTCCGGTTATCTTCTTCCAGCTTTCCGGACTGTTCAAATCAACCTTAGTCCAATCTTTAATTATTTTGCCTTTCATTGTTCATTCTCCTTTGTAATTGTTAACCTGTGTGTTGAATCGTGCTAAATTTTAAGCCTCGATGTTCCCTTTAAAATCAACCAATACTTCCGTATCACTTGCGATAACCGCTTCCAATGCCCGGCCACATAAAGTATTACCACCTGAAGTCGCAGTGAGTTTCTTTGCACTGTTGTCAAAATAGACCTTATCACCCTTAGCAAAGACGTCCCCAGTATCTACTGACTTCGGCAATGTGATTTTTTCGCAGTCGTAGCAAAAAGCCACTTCATCACCACTATCGCCGCCTTCCATATATACACCGACCAAATCTTCAATTTTATCCATGGCCCCGGCAACTTTAGTAGCACCCAAAGTAACTTCTACAGAGCGCCAATTATCGCTTCTGATTTTTAAATTAGTTGCACTCATTTTTTTATCTCCTTTTTATTGGTTTATGTTTATATCCTTCTCCATCCCGGAGAATCTAACCACTTGATTTTAAATCTTTTTTTATTTCCGTCCCGGAAATGAGATTTAAAATCTTATGGTATAAAATCGTTATTTTCTGGATTGGTTAAATCGTCTTTATCTTTATCCTTATCATCCGCACCTTCTCCTTTTTTCTTCGTATCTTTATCCTTATCATTATCTTTTTCACCCATTACGATTTTTTTAACTTCTCCGAATTCATCAACCTGCTTATCCATAAAATCGGAAAATTCCCTGTCTAATTCATCCCCCTCTTTTCCGGAAGTGAATTTATCAAGGTTTTTCTTTATAAAAGCAGTCTCCTTTTCGTTCAATTTCCTGTCCTTTACCTCTTTTTCAAATAAGCTATTTACAGACGTTTTGTTTTTGATTTCGTTCAGCTTTTTGTTACTTTCTTTTAATGTGTCGTTTTCTTTTTGTGTTGCCAGATGGGCTTCTCTTTCCTCTCCGTATTTCTTCTCTACTCTTTTAGCGTGCTCCTGTTCGTCTTTGTGTTTTTTCTCTAACTCTTTAACTTTTGGATGGCTACCAATTTCCTCGTCAGTAAAAACGTCCTCAATTTTATAATTACCTTCTTTTATTGCTTCCTGAATTTCTTTTAACGTCATTTTGTCACCTTCTCCTTTCTTAACAAAAGCCTGCAATGCCCCTAATAGTTTTGCCCCTGGGAATCCCGGCTGAGCAATTTTAGAATTACCTAAAGCGATCCCGGAAACCTCATCTATACTTAATACCTCTGAATTAGTATCAAAGGTGATATTCGCTTCGATTGAAGCAATATCTAATGGCATTGTTCGATATTGTGGATATATGTAAACCGCAGCCAGACTATAAAGTTTATCGTCAATCATCTGTAATGATTTGCCGATAACTTCGCCTATTATTTCCCTGCCGGCGTGCAAATTAGTCTCTGCGTGATCATAGAAAATTTGAAGCCCAATTTTGATTTTTTGCGCTAATTCGACAATGACATTTTTAAGATATCTCAATACTGCTAACCCCTTCCCTATCATTTTCCCGTGGGCTTCTCCTTCATGGCCTACAGCGAAAACTTTTATCAAAGGACTTTTATCTGTCTTTTTAATTCTTTCCAGTGTATCCGGGGCAATCATTTTAAGAATTTCCTCTTTACCCATATTTTGTATTTCTGCTTTAAAATATAATTTATTCATTTTCGTTTTCCTCATTTTCGTTATTTTCGTTTTCGTTTTCTTTGTTTCTTTCTTCTTCTGCTTTTTTGATACTCTCTAATACCTTCTTTGCGCTTTCTTCTTCCTTTTTCTCTAATTGGCTTTTCATTTCATCTGCATCAGCTTCTGGAATCTTTGAGATAAAGAATTCCCAAGATATAGCTCTATCTTGATACAAGGGGAACCATATTTCGGCTATTTCCTTTAATTTCTGAGCAGTAACATAAGGAATTTCGACATTGATACTATTTTCGTTAAAGTTCCTTTTAAATTCCTTGTTTGCCATACGAATTGCTTTATTGAATATTTCTTCATAGCACCCTACCCAGACATGTCTTTCTTTTGATGTAGAGCCAACAATTAACTCGAATAAATCAGTTGAAACAGCTCTATTACTCATTAAATCGGGCAATCCTAAAAAGTGGACCGGTATTCCAGTTGCCCCGGAAATCACTTTTGCCAAAGTAACAATTTCTTTTTCTAAAGATTCGATACCACCACTTCCCTCAATTCCTTTAAGGACATACTCGTATTTGGAAACCAGTAATTTCCCTATATTCCAATGAATCGCATTTAACCGGTCATATAATTTTTTTGCTTCTTCTTCTGTTTCAGTCTTAAAATATGGTGTCGGTGCAGAAAAAAGATGATTGATTTTTCTCCAATCCCAAAGCGCTTTGTCTAAATTTTCTAATTGAACCAAAATCATCGCAGTTTTTGGCTTTATTTCATTTACCTTATTTGTTCGTCCGCCAAATTTTTTATATATAAATTCATCAGGTTTTAAAATAACTTTCTCCGATGTTTTTGACTTTGTATATTTTGCCTCAAGATATTTTTTGTAATCATTTGAATCTGTTTTTATTTCGTAATTATTTGTCGTGTAAGAAATAAACTGAAGATTGATATTTTTCTTTTCTTTGTCCGGCAATAATCTGCATAAAAATCTGCCTTCAATTTCAGCTTCTTTCGCAAATTCTTGAGGCATTTCTTCATCTAAATCGTTATAATCAATAAAGTCTTTGATAAATTCTAATTCTTTATCAAATTTTTCTTCTTTTTTTGAAATTTTTAATCCTTGTCCAATAATAAATGCGGCTCTTAAATCGATAATATTCCTTGCTTGCTGATTACCCCAATCGGCAGACCCATCATACTTTTTGGCTAATTCACTTATAGCCGCTGAAGCTGTTTTGTAAGTGCTTCCCGTATAAGTCGTATTTCCAACTGCTCCAGAGATTAAAATGTTTATATCATGCTGAATTTCAGCAATTTCTCTTGTCATTTCTAATTCTTTGATTTCTATAGTTTTCTTAAAATGATTTATAGTTGATTTAAATATATTCAATTTTCTCTCCTCTTTTATTCTGATATCATGACAATTTGGGGATGTGCCTCCGCTGGGACTACATATTCATCTGCACCTATATCCCATTGATCTCTGGTTTCTCCATCTATATCATCCGTAAATGTCCCTGATAAATCTACTGCCGCTCCTCTGCAGGAAGCTCCAGATTTTAAATGTATGTCCAGTGTAGCCGGGGTTGTATCTGTAAATTCGTCACCAGGGGTTATACCTGTTATTGAGTTTGTCCCTGTAGCCGTTGAGTCAGATGAAGCGTTATAATCATGGACAGCATCAGACCACCTGAAGCACAGGGCACTACCTCCGGTTACAGTTCCAACAACATTATTTTTTACTATATCGGTGTCATGGTCGACTAAGTGACCTAAATCAATTCCCACTGCAAAGGGATATGTTGCAATAGAAATCATGTTTTGAATTGAGTTGTTATAAACCGTTACATTTTCAGAATCATAAACATATATACCAAACGTATACCCATCCCCATCAATTTTGGTATTTTCTGATGAAAAATCCCCCACAACACAATTTCGTATATCTGTATAATCTGCTGTTTCTACACGAATTCCACCAGACACAGTTCCCCACTGCTCATTCACAGAATATGTTACATCATGAATACCAACACTATCTATTAAACAATGTGTCGCCGACCCAATATATATACCTACGTTCATGGAGTCATCTTCACCACAAACAATATGCTCTATTCTTGTATAATTTAAAGTAGCACCTAACTCAATAGCAGAGCTGGAGAAGCCGGCATGAGCTTTTATAACAGGATAGCTTGCATCAAAATCCCCTTTAAATTCTGCACCAGATTTGGCTCGAAGATGAAAATAATGCGTGCTATCTGTTACTGTGCTAACATCAGTAGCCACTAATCCAGTAGTAAAATCTTCCGCCGCCATCTCCCCAATATATGGAGCGTTTGCGTCACTGGTTATGTCGCCTTTATGAGCATCAAACCACGCCTGTGGGGTGGTATAGTCTCCACCACTTGCTTGTATTGATTCTACTGTAGCCATCTACTTATCCTTTAACCAATTACTCTTAACTAACAACTTTTCCTTCAGATACTTAATATCTTCATTAGTAAAAGAAACTTCAGACCAAAACTTCTGCTGTGTCACTGCAGGAAGGGCATTAAAACTATCTGCCACATCGCAGTAATAACCATATTTGATACTCTCCCTTACCTCAGCTATACCAGGTAGATTTCTAAAAGGAAAAATCTTACGCAACCAATACTTTTTAGCCTCATTAAAATCCTCACCTGTTTTGGCCCACCCATAGTCAGGATACAGATACAAACAAGGATTCTCCACATTCCCAGACGCTACTTTCGAGACCAAGGCCGCATTACGTAAATTACCAGATGCCTCGTCAAATTCCTTTTTCTTTATTAAATCAGATTCCTTAAAGACTTCTCCACTCTCTTTAAATACAAACTGTTCCTGGCTAAAATCATAACGACATTCCCTCTGCACACATTCCGCAGAATGCTTACTCGTCAAATTTATCGCCACAATTTCAAACCTTGGTGGCCTTTCTTTTCTCCCCCACTCACAAGGAGCTTTTTTTACACAAGATATCTGACCAACAGCATTTATATTCCCTTTAACCACCAATGCTTGAAACTCCACTTCTATCCTCCTTATTAATCATAATCAAAAGAAATATCGAAACTTATTTGCTTAATCGCTTCCGCCGGCTGTGAATCAAAAACTATATAAATACATTTACCTGCCGCCACAGACCCACTACTGATAGAACTGTCCGAACGAACACCACTGGCCGTGTCAAAATCATTAATCAAAGTAGCATTGGCAAGTCCTATAAAAGAATCCGCATATTTTAAATCCCCAGCTACTTCTGTATCAGGGTCAGCATCACAAGTAACTTCTAAATTAGTAATCGTCAAAGCCGCATCCGTTTTAGGAACAATACAAAATTCATGGTCAATATCGTAAGCTGAATGCGGGTCAAGAATCGTCAGTCTAAAATGACGACGATGGCCTACGAAAATAGCCCAGCCCGATATATACCAATAAAGTTTATTTTCATCAGCAACATAACAAAGCATTCCCTCTTTCTTATCAATAAAATCCCAACCCGAACCATTATATACCGCTATATTCCCATCTTCACCGGACCAAGCCCCACTTGCCCCTGAGCCGACAATATATCTATCTCCTTTTGATTCTCCACCGGGTGGCGCTGTTAAATCTTTATCTAATACCGGCGGTTGCCACTCGTGTTGCTCCAATACCGGGACTTTGTAATCCGTCATTCTCTAAAAGCTCCTTTATTCTCCTATCAGATGTTTCCTGATTATAAAAACAGTGTTTTTCCATATACCAATATAGAAATTTATCCGATTTTTCTGCATTAAACCAATCCAGCCTGATTGCTCTTAATAAATCAGCTAAGTGCCTTAAATCATAAGTAACCCAATGATATTCAGGATATCCCCAAGAAATAATAGGTTTATGGTGCATCATTGCTTCAAATCCAGCTCCCGAATTAGCAAGGAAAATACAACGAGCATTTTTAATAAAATTGTGAATATTGACTTTTCCTGTAAATACCCGAACTGCGGGATTTATTGCTTCAATTTCCTGTTTTAACATCATTGAAAAATTGTTATTTGTTGCATGCTCCCCATCTGTATAAGGATGTAATTTAACAATGATTAATCGATTGTCTATCCGCGCAAGTTCTCTTACTATCTGTTTCATTTTAGTAAAATAATGGCCAAAATCATGTCTTGTTACTACTTCATCGCCCCCACATTGTCCTAAAATAAGGTGATAATCTGTTTCCTCTATTTTTTGGGTATCATTTTTGAATCGATTCCCCCATTTGGTCGTTTTTTTAGTAATCCAATTCTTTACTTTTGTGCTGAAGAATTTATTAACTTTTCTTTGGGGCATTTGTTCAAAATTCGGTTTTTTATATGTAATAGAAGAATAGGGGCCATAACCCATTTCATCCAATGTTGTATGGTTTTCATCCGGGACTGTAGGCTTAAAAAACCAATTCTTTTTTACCTGCAACACATTCCCTGTTAAACAAGAAATATCTGCATGATTATAAATACAGATATCGGCATTATGATCCTTGGTAAAATCATATAAAGGTAAATTTAGCCCCCTGCATTTAAAATTAGGATGCGGTTTTACCTCTATTCCATATTTCAATAGGGAATTAACCATCCACTGCACTCGTTTATACCAAGTTTCCCTCATATTACTAAATCTATAGCCCCAAAGAATAGCTTTCATAATAATACAACTCCTAAACCATCGTCCTTATTTCTATTATCTCTCTGTGGACATTTAAATTCTATCACTTGATGCTTATGTTGGCATAGCTCGCTCCATAGTTTTTTAACTCCAAAACAATCCCATAAAATATCATGGATGGCCACAAGACAAGAAGTCAAAGGGCTATATAAATCCCAATCTTTTTTAGCCGCGCTATATGTATGATTCCCATCTATGAATAACAAATCAATCCTCTTACCTTTTAACCGCATTTTAAGGGCTTCTAATGTCTCTATTTTACTGCTATCTCCAAGAATGAAATTATCTCCTTCTTTTTCACGAATATCAATTCCAAGATAATTCGCTTGAAGCAGTTCTTTATAAAAAGCCCTTTGGTTTCCATTTCTAACCCCTATTTCTAATACAGTCGGATTTAAAACCCCTCGCCAAGTAAGATAATCCTTTGCAAAGGACAAAAACAGGAAAAATTCCATCTTGCCTTGTCCCGGTGGAGCTATTTTCCATAATTCCTCAAAATGCCGATAGTTAACCACTTATAATCAAGCATCCATAATCAGAATCATAGCTTGCCCCTGGCCCGGTCGGTCCTGTTGGTCCTGTTGGTCCAGTTGCACCTGCGGAACCCGTGGGCCCCGTAGGTCCTGCCGAACCAGTCGGCCCGGCGGCACCGGTCGGTCCAGCGGATCCAGTAGGCCCAGCCGGCCCTGTATCTCCTGCCGGCCCTGTGGCTCCTGAAGCTCCGGTGGGACCAGTCGGCCCCGTGGCTCCGGCAGATCCCGTAGGACCAGCCGCTCCTGTTGGTCCTGCGGCGCCCGTTGGCCCTGTTGGTCCAGTTGCACCTGCCGACCCAGTGGGTCCTGTCGGTCCCGTAGGTCCTGCTTGCCCCAGATATTCTGACCAAGATGAACCATCGAAGTTGTAATACTTGTTCTCATCATCAACCCAGACTATCATCCCTTCCATTGGACTATCAAAAGACCAAACAGGACCACTCGCATTAGAACAATAAGCAATATCATTCTCATGCCCTGTCCAGTCTCCATCAGCCACAGAAGTCACTAAATAACGGTCTCCCTTTGCTGGAACCCCAGGCGGCGTATTAGTTCGATCCTTTACAGACGGCTGCCAACTGAAATGTTCTAAAACAGGAACGCGATAATTAGCCATTTTTTACCATCCTTTCTTTTAGTTTCTTAAATTAAATAACATTTATATTTCTCATCAAACTGCAATTCTTTTTGAAATCCACTATGCCCAGAATTTTCATAATCAAGATTATTCAATGAAGCATGATTGCTTGAATGTATTACATCGACCTGATTTTGCTCAACTGTAATTTCTTCAGAAACAACACAACTTACATTTACCGGGGTTGCCTGTGCAACGGTTACAGTAACATTCAATTCGGACATTTTATTCTGTTCTCCTTGTCACATCCTCTAAAAATTTAGATTCTCCCTCTAATACAGTTTTAATGACACCTTCATCCGTTTTATATTGAATATCATAAAAATACCCCCCTAATAAATCAACAGTTTCCGAAGCGGTAAGGGTTATAGTCGTAATCCCCCCTTCAGGATTGGTATGTTCGGTTATCGTTTTCTTTATAACTGCATTATCATCAGTGTCTTGTTTATTTATTTTCAAAGTAAAAAATACAGTCCAACCGGTTATATCTTGCGCCGCCCCATTCGAATCTTTAAAAGTCAAAGTCAGTGTTACCGTATCACCTCTATATTCCTCAAAATTTTGAGACATTCTATCTTCTCCTATTTCGGCATAACATCAAAATCACCATCATCATCCGTGGTAAGTGCAAATACTTTTCCTTCTTTTATTTTCCACTTGACGAAATACCTTATTTCATCGCAGTTGTGTATGATAATTCCATGGCAAGCAAAATTATGATATTTCTCGACTGTTAAATTATAGACATCTTCATACCCATAAAATTCAATCCGAGCTATTTTATGATTCACAAGCACCCGGGATTCTGAATGGTCAATACGCTTATAAAATGGCATTAAACTATCTCCAGCTTTCAATTCTTTCACACATCTATAATTGCCATTTCTAAGCATAAAAGGGTGGTCTGGAGTTGCAATTATGCTTTTCCCATCAGTATACGTAACCTTCCATACTTCCTTTTGTATCCCCGTTTTTCTAACTTCGTTAAATTTAGCCGCGCAAATCCTATTTCCGTTGTAAGCATAAAGATAACCTTCTTTACCTACCAAATCCCTAATGGGGATATCTCCACTTGTTGTATTAATTAAACTATCTCCTGCAACGCAAGTGTGGTCGTTTTCCTTAACAATTTTTTTATTCTTAATTTTATAAGACAAAAATTCTCTTTTTGTATCAAGACAAATCCGATTAAAATATATCTTTGGATTCCCCAAAACCGGCTTTAATGCGTTTTTTACCGCTTCAATCCCGGAGTCCACATCATTATCGGCTGGATAAATAGATATCCCCTTATCTTCCCATTCTTTTCTTAAATCTGCTCTTGATGGATCGGCTACCCCTGAATTGATGTTTTCCCACCAAGGTCTTTCTTTACATTCTTTGATAATTAAAGGATTGGTCGTATTTCCTCTATATACCTCATCAACCCGAACCCAGCCCCACTCCTCGAAATTCTGCCACACCCCTATTGAGAAAGGATGAACACCACCCCAATCAATAGACAAAAAAACCTCTTTGTTTTTATCAAAAGGCCAATTAATAAAATGCAAATCCTCATCAAATTGATGCTGATAGACTAAATCTCCCCGGCCTATCTTTTCACAAAGCCATTCTCTTTGTAAAGAATCCCAAGAAAGCAGATAAAGCTTATCTATAAAATCCTGAATTTTATAATATCCATTTGCTTCTTTCATGTGCTTCCCGGGACAAATTGAGCTTAATTTACAAGTAGAACAGCTAAAATCCCGACAACTTTCTAAAACTTCCCAAACACACCATTTGTATAGCCTGTATGCGTGTTTTTCTACCAATCTTAATGCTTTATCCATAGTCCCATCGATATTATGATTGGTAGAGAATATTCCAATCGAAGCCGGCACATTATGCTTACTTTGAGGCTGGCTTAAAGAAGCTTCAAAAACGGTATAATCCATTTCATCAACCTCATCCAATATTAGCTTTTGCGGATGGGGCCCACGGACGCTTCTTTGGGAAGCGGTTAAAATTGATGCCACTGATCCATTTTGCCACATTGTTTTGGTTATCATCGGTTCTTTAAGCAGGTAATCCTCTTGTAAATCTGTAATCCGCCAGAAATCATTCATAGCTTTATATGATTTCTCTGCCTGGCTTTCTGAACCGCCTAAAATGCAAGTTTCAGTTAAATTGTGACTCCCAGATTGAAACCAAGTCATCAATCCGGCCAAGTATGATTTGCTTCCTGACCGGTTAGCCCAAACGATAAATTTTGTCACCGCGCCACTTAAAACATCATATAAAAAAGCAAAAGGCGAATTATGATTTTTGCCACAATTCACCTTAGTTGATATCCTTGGCTCTTTAAGAGCTAATAATAGATTCTTTAAAGCAAGCTCACTTTTTATGCCTTCATCAAGATACTTTTTAGCTATTGCTTTATATTTTAATTTATCTACCGTTTCCTGAATCGCTGTTGTCACCCTTTTCTCCTGCTTCTTTTGGCTTTTCCAGTTGCAACAATGGCCGGCTGGTTAGAAGATTATTAATTTCTTCATCTTTTTTGTTGATTATAAGGGCAAAAATCTTCTGCTCTGCAACCCCCTTGATTTCCCCAGAGTGTTTTAATTCGGCCGGGGCTTTATAAACGAATCCCATCGATTGAAGTTTTTCAATTAGATCGCATTTTATCCGCCAAGCCAACGTATAATCTAATCCATTTTTTGCTTTATTTATTAAAACATCCGCTTCTCTAATCAGATCCCCTGCAACCCTCTTAATTGAGATTTCATCTACTAAATAAGCGGCGTTTCTCTTGATAAGTTTGATATCATTCCAAATCGTTTTATCGCAAAAATTTAAAAATCGAGCTATCTCATATCCGCTTTTACCTTCATTTCGTAGAAAAGCTACTACTTGCAATCTTTCTTTCCGTCTTAAGTTACGAGGGTTCAATTCTTTGCGCTGAATCAACTCAATTAATTGAACAGTATTTTTTTGTGTAAAAACTGTATCTTTTTTACTCATTTATCTTTATTGCATCCTGTCCGGTTAGTTTCTTCCATCTTGCCATAATTACTTCACAATAGGTTGGCACTAGCTCCATTACAAAACATTTACGTTTCATCTTTTCACAAGCAATTAAGGTTGATCCGGACCCACCAAATGGCTCAATTACATTATCTCCCCTTTTTGTCAAAACCTTAAGATAAGGAATTAAGACTTCGATGGGCTTCGTTCCAAATATAATACCTTGTCCCGAATGGGTTGTGTCACTTGCTCTAAATGTAGTTACATCAGTTGGGCAATATTTTTTACCTTTTCCATAAGATTCCCAATGGGGTTTTCCCACAGTCGCATAAAGCGCTGTTTCAAATTCGTTCTGCAATAATTCTTCTTCGCTTTCCAAATTAAGCTCTGTTTCTCCTTGGGTCCCTAACATCGCTATATCATATTTATTAAAAAATTTATATTTTGCCGCGAATCCTTGAACCCTATTAGATAAATGCCAAATGACTAAATTCCTGATTTTCCAATGTTTCTCCATCTCTTGCCAGAGGGGAATAACATTTTTCCAATTCTCAAAAATCATAATATTTGCATTTTCTTTTAAAAGCTTAGCTATATGGGGGATCCACTTTTCAAAGGTAGGATCTTCATCTGTTTCCAGATATCGCCTATTGGCCCGGTAACCAAACCCCTTACAATTTGGCTTCCCTTTGTATTTGGTATGTAAATAATCCAAAATATAAGGGGGATCTGTAAAACAAAAGTCCATTCTCTGATCCCCTATAAGCTTGCACAGATCCGCTGGATTTGTCGAACTGCCGCACATTAGCCTATGATGCCCTAATTCCCAAATATCTCCCTTTTGGACCCGAATTTGCCCTATTTTAAGCCTTTCAAGCTCCTTTTGTAGGTTAAATTGCTCCGGTTCACTTAAATCTAAATCAAAAATCTTATCTAATTCTTCACTATCAAATCCTACATCTTTAAGAACAACTTCATCATAATTAGCAAGCAAATCAAAATTCCAAGTTCCCAGATTCTTATTTAAGCGTAAATTTAGCTCTTTTTCCTCTTGCTCATTAAGCAATCGATTAGGGACCCGGACATCTACTTCAATTACTCCTTTCTGCTTCAAAATATTAAGCCGGAAATGTCCACCTATTACTCGATTATTCTTATTTATAACAATGGGGGCTGCTAAGGAGAATTTTTGTAAAGAAGTAGTTAAATCTCGGGTATCTTTTTCGGAAGCCTGGCGTGGATTATATTCAGCAAGCTGAAGTTCTGATATCATTCTTTTCTCGCTATGCCATTGAAGAAGTTCTGATATCATTCTTTTCTCGCTATGCCATTGAATTGGATTGTGCGTTGCCATTCAAAATCATAACGCACCCCATAAATGCAATTGTTAATTCTTCGTTTTTTGTTATAATATCTCTACCGCAACTATAGCTCAAGTAGAGCGCCTTAAGCCCATAACTTAAGGAGATGGTAAGGGCTAGCCCGCCTGGTTGCGGCTTTACCATCCTTTACTTTTGAAAGTCCTTAGTATCAACCTTCAATTCCAAAGTATCAATATCTTCTATGCTTCTCACTTGAAGATTAATATCCGGGAGTATTGAATTCGAAAAAAGCCCTGTTTCTGTGGTAGTGCATCCGGCAAGGAATAAAATCAGGAGTGATCCGAAGAAAAACAGCTTTTTCATTGCGACCTCTCTTTCTGGGGAAAAAAAGAAAAAGGGACACCTACTTTTCTTCTTCAAGTAAGTGTCCCCTTCTTTTGTCTGGGACCTACACAAAATTGGTTTCAAAGGTTAAAAAGATTTACTTCTTAACCCTATTCCCCTATCTTGTGTATCAAATTTTAATCACCATAATTTTATAATAGCATATAGCCAGTTTTTGTCAAGGAAAATTATCATTTTATCCACTTATCTATCAGATCCACCAACCTATCCGTAGAATTGCCAAAATAATGGTCTGTATCCGGTATGAACATATGCAAAACATTCCCTTTTGTGCTTTTACATAGCCTTATCATAAAGTCTAAATCTTCCACTGTAGCTGAGCCTTCATCTATGAATAAAACCGGTTTATTAAACTGATACCCTTCAAAGTTCTCCAGAATTATCTCTTTATGGATATCCCATAATATATCCTTCGGCGGATACCTATCTAACTCCATATCATCCTTTATTCTCTGTTGCAACCATTCCAGCCCTCTTTTGGGCTGTTCCGAGAAAAACAGCTCTTTCATTCGCCTGGGAGGCGCTATACAAATTACTTTATCAACATAGGGATTATCTGCCCCTACGGCCAAAGTTGGAGAGGCTCCGAAGGAATGGCCTATCAAAATCACTTCTTCCGGATTATATCGCAAATAAACCTCATTGATTGCCTTTTCCAAATCTTCTTTAAAATGATAGCTTTCTGCCTTTTCGATATCTACCGGATCCGGGGCTTCGCCGAATCCGGTATAATCAAACATATACACAATATACCCTTTTTCTTCAAATTTCCCCTTTAGGGTTTGATAAAAGGGCATTCTATATCCTGCTTCATTAGAGCCATGAGAAAATATGACAACAGAATCTTTGGCTAAAATTGATTTAGCCATACACCCAGTTAAGCATAATAGCAATAACAAACCACAAAGCTTTTTCATTTACTTATTCTCGCAATAATTTTTCTATTTCCTCTTTATTCAAAATTGGCGGCTCTTTTAAAAATTCCTCTAATTCAAAATTCAATCTTTTTCTGATGTCCTTTTCTTTCTGGCTTTGGTGTGGAAATATACAGCCGCAAAGACATCCCATTCCGATTATTAAAATAAGCCATCCCAATAAATGCTCTTTTATTAGAACTTTTTTGAATTTATTTTTTGCCATTTAACCAGTCTGTCCAGCCATGTAATTTTTAATTCATTGGCTTTAATTTCTTGAATAATGTTATCGGTATATTCCTTTATAGCTTTCCATTTTTTATTGATTAAATTATTATCAGGAAGCCGAACCCAGCAAGTCTTATGATTGATTTTTTCTATTATTGATTGAACATACCCATATCTAACTTTGACTGATACGGCATCTCCGATCCTAAAATCGTGTTTAATTCGCATTTTTTAAATCTCCTTTATCTCTATCCCGAAAAACGCATACATCATTTTTTTTCTTAAAATATAGCCCTCTAATTTTCTTGTCATCAAACTTTTAATGTCAATCACTTCTTTGCTCCCGTCATTATGATGAACAGCAAAATCAGCTCTATAAGTAACTGCCCTGAATTTATCGTTTTTCTGCAATAAAATATATTTAACCTGTCTCTCAAAACCCTTTATCCTTCCCTGTTTTTTTTCCGTTTGAAGATGTATAAAATAATGATACTCTTTTATGCTGTCAAAGGTTAAATCCCCGACTTTTACTTTTTTGTTTTTGTATTTGTTATACCGTTTGACTTTATATTGTCCGGGATACCGGTTTGACATTATTTTTTCTGTCCCCTTTTTATTCTCTTTATATTCACGATTGTTATTCCAATAGCCTTAGTTAGTTGGTCGATTGTAGCCGGCTCATTCATCGTAATTGGGAATTGATATTTTCTTTTATCATCCGCAACAATTAAAGCCGGCTGTTTTTTATGAAATCCTAAAAAAACACAAAATTCTTCTTTTTGCTTTTTCCGAAAAATTGACATATATTCTCCTTTAAGTAATTATGAATAAGCTGTCCGCGTCTATTAGCCTTTTTTGTCTGTTTCCCTTTAATATGAGATTATCCAGCCAAACTTCCTGCCCGGTAAAATAAGCCCTTATAGGTTCAAGCCATCTTTGAAAATTCGCATTCTGGGGATAAATACAAGTCTTAAAGGAATTCGGCGGCGGATCATCCGATTTGAAGAAAACATAATAAAACATTCCCCCGTATTTAGATGGTTTTTCCTGGATTTTCGTTATTTTGGCTTTCATTTTCCCTTTTTCCCCGGTAGAATGTATGACATCCTATCTTTGCCACTATTTCCATTCCCTTGACCCAATAAGGCTCTCCATATTTTTCTATATTCTCATAATGGGTTGAGCCATTGGTAATATCTTTCCCTTCGAACTCAAAAACAGCCTTTATAATGCCCTGAGCCATTGAGCTGGCCCCAACTCCAGCCTCCCTCTCAATAAATTCATCCAAATCCTTTCGTTTCAAGGCCACACAGCCGAGAGGCAGTCCTTTTGCTATTCTGTTCCGGTAACAACAAGCTACCGCATACATACCGCAAAAGCCTTCGCTGACTGCCTCTCCGATTATTCCTTTCCAAAGATTTTCAGGTGCTTTGATTTTCTCCATACTAATTTCTCCTTCCATCTGTTGTAATTCAAATAGTGGGTCACCGATAAATACTAAACCCAGGAAATAGACAGTAAGAATAAACAGACCAAAAAAGTCTACCCTTTTTTCTTTTCTCATTGCACTACTCCCCCTATCCGGTAAGCCAGGCTAACTAATCTCTTTCTTTCTTCTTTTTCTTTCTTTTTCCTTTGTTTTTCTAACTTCCTATTCATTCTTTTTAGATAAACTGGTGTTGAATTTTTAAACAAACAGGCGTAATCACGAAGCATTCTTCTTCACCCCCTTATATTTTCAATACTTTATCTTTTAGGTAAAGCCAACCACCTATCTCTTTAGGAAGAACCAATCCTTTAGCTGAAGTTAAACTCCTCAGGTCAAGCGAATCGTCATATTTTTTCTTTTTCGCCATTGTCCAATTAAAAAAAGAAACAAAAGTCGGATATTGGGTTAAAAATCTCTCTTCGCATTCTTTTTGTGTCATTCTATCTTTATCGGTAACCCTTAATTCAACCTTCCCGTCCGGGAGATAATGTCCTTCTCTCCAAATGTTTAAATTTAAACTTAACTCCTTTTCGGTATTGCCGTGAGAATTAACATCTGAAACAGCTATGTCCCCATTGATTGGATTGTGAAAAAATGACATAAATTGACACATCTACCTCACCCCCTTATTTAAATCTTTTGGCCGATTTTCCCGGTTAGTTCCTTTATTTTCTTTTCCGCTTCTTTAGGAATAGGCTTCCAATCTGGTTTTTTGTCTGGTATATGTTCGCTCTTAGGTATTTGTAATATTCCGTTCTTCCGGGTCCAAACTAATAAAGTATGGTAATGCGATTTATATCTTTTCCCTTTAGACCCGATATAATCATTAAGGGCTTGAATTAATTCTTTGGTTTTAGTTTTCCCAAAATTATCTACAAGCTTTTGGTATTCATCTTGTGTAAGATAAACAAAATCCTCATACTTATTTTTGTTTTTCCTTCTCTCCTTAACAATCCTCTTATCCTTTTCTTTATCCTTATCCTTATCCTTTTCTTTATCCTTTTCTTTAATGATTAAAAAATCATTACCTAATCGTTCTCTAACTATTGTCAAAAGGTTATATTCTAAAATCTCATTTCTAACAGAGAGTATCGCAGGCTTTTTTGAGTTTAGTCCTTTTGGATATTGGAATTTAAGGAACTTAGGAATAAAATAAAATGAACCGCAATCAAAAAGTCTACCAGCAAATATCTTTTCCAAATCATCCTCTTTTAGAGTGGTATCACAAGAAAAATTAAGATGCTTAAAACTTTTTTTCCATCGTCCCCCATTTGTGCAAGTATCTACCAAGTAAACCCAAACAATCTTTTCTTCTTTGTTAAGTTCTAAAAACCATTCATCTTTCCATTTTTCAATATCAGTAAATCTTTTATGAGCCATTTTCACCCCCTTTTGATTTAATGAGGGGTGGTCGCTTAAAGCCTTCTGTTCTCAACCTTATATTTCAGAAGGCCTGATCCAGAAGAAAAAAGCAAAAGAAGGGACCAGAGCAACCACCCACAAATTTTTATTGATAATTTTGCATCTCCCCGATTTCTTTAGTCCAGGTGTAAATTTCTTCATAATCCTTATTCAGAATTTCACTTATCTTACTTATTGGTTTTCCTTCTTTATTTAGGTAGTTAATTGACAAATACTCTAATAAATCTTCCGGCTTAACTTTCTTCTCTTTTCTAAGCAATTCCAGCTTCCTCTGTTGTTCATCGCTGATAGGTAAATTGTCCTCTACTGTCGTTTTTTCCTCAATTGCTTCCGGCTCATGATTCCAATCCGTAACATCTGGGACCTGAAACATATCATCATCAACCTTAGTCTTTATCGTTTCATCCATTGCCAAAGCCCTTTGTATCTCGATCGATTTTGGCAATAGCTTCATCAACTGCAATAATACTGTTTTAAGACACATGGAATCCGGGTTAGTTTTCCAGGGGGTATAATCGTAGAACTCCCCCTTTTTCTTATCAAAGCATTTAGAATATTTTTTTCCATGTTCCATGCATTCATCTTTTGTCATATATTTAAAAAGGACAGCCCCGTTTTTAAGTTTTGCTATCGCATAATAGCCCCTGGCCTCTCCTCTGTCTTTTTCTGCCGGTTTATGCTTTAAATAGCTGTCCGTTCCTAAAGCAAAATCGAAGTCATCTCCTTCTTTGACTATTTCCATCGAAAGGGAGATGGAGCTTTGGTGCCTATAAAAGAGCTCTGCATACCCTTTATAGCCAATTAAGAACTGCGCCTCTTTAATTGTTCTATAATCCCTTTCCCCGAATTTACGCCTATTGTTGAAAGGCAAAATATATGCCTGCCCTTCAATATTCGGCTCTAATCCAAGTTGGGCCGACTGAAACAAAGCACCCAAAAAACTTTCTGATGTGCATTTATATAACTCTGGATTGAGCCTCATAGAAGTTAAGGCAATTCTAACCAATCTTTCAGCATTCATATGTTGCGGCAATGCTTTTTTAAGCTCCCCAACACTATTTTTTATAAGAGTCGGCAAATCTGTTTTGTTTGTTGTTGTAACTGCTTTTTTAACTTCATTCAACTTAGCCATCTTTATTTATCTCCTTTCTTCTTTTTGTTTATCCGTAACACTCTTGTTGGTGTTTCAACTAAATACTTATCGTAGATTCCATCCGCTTTTAATTTTTTGGTATCCACGCGAGAAAACGTCTGAGCCTTCCAAACAGCTTTATATAAAGGAGTTTCCAATCCCTCTGATTCTCCTATCTTCTGTTTTAGCTTTGCTTCTTTTTCTTCTTTTTCTTTTTCAGTATCAGCAATTATCCTTTTTAAAGCTTGAAGCTCATCAAGTAATACGACTATATCTTTATCTTCGGTTTGGATAATATCTTCTTTTTGCTCCGGGAATATCCTGTTAAGCGTTGAGCTATCACCAGACATCGCTACCGGCGCTATATCTTCCTCTATGTAATGCTCAACAAATTCTTTCGCCGCTTCTACCATTTTGTCAAAAAGGTCTTTATCAAAAGCAATCTCTTTCCAGGTAAATTTCTGGCCGCCGATTAAAACAGCAATATACCCCTTTGACATTCCTAAAATACCGAGATACCATAAAACCTGGAGTATATATTCTTGAGGAATTTCGTCTCCTTCCCACTCATGAGCTTTCCAGGCATTGCAAGTCTTACATTCTAATAATTCATCGGTCCCTACAATCCGGCGGTCAATATGGCCTATCATGTAAGGATAGCCTTTGTGTCTGAATGTTTTGGTATCTCTCCTTACCTTTTTATCTGTTATCCGGGCAAATTTCCGGGCCACAAAATCTTCAAGCTCATTCCCCAGCTGTATATATTCTCTGTCTGAAATATCCTCTGTTTTAATTTTCCCAGTCTTTTCGGCCCAAAGTCTTAAAGGCGTTTTCCATCTATTGAGGCCCAGCACAATAGAAATTTCGCTTCCCCCGATTGTTGCTTTTTTTTCTTCCAT